TAGGCTTGCCCGTGGCGTCGTTGCTGCTTGCGCGTTCCTTCAACATTTCAGCTTTGCCAAGCAGCTCAACTTGCGCCAAGTCTCCAGATGTTATGTGCAAGGTAATTGTCTCGCCAAAGTCAGCGGGTAATGCGCTAAACTGCGTGTCGATCTGCGCCGTGGATCTGCCTTCCATCCGCCAATGCCTGACCCGGCGGTTCATGTCTGCCTCGGCTAACGTAATAAAATCAGGCGCGACGCTTGTCAGGTCATCCCGATTTAAAAAGTCAGCGATTGACGTTTTTAACTCTGCGTATGTTGTTATAGCCATTAGTTACCTACGCTTTCTAAATATCGCTCTAACTCTTGCATTAATCTGCTTTGCGGTTTGTTGTTTGCGACGTTTGGTGTCATCAAATCATCGAGGGCAAACATGCCGCGCTCCACAGCTCTGCCAGCCCGACCAACGGTGCGAGGCACGCGCTTCATTGCGTTAAATATTGGTTTTGCAAAGGGAGCCATTGTCAGCGCCGCGTCGCCCATGCCCATCAATGCGTACCCAGTATTTCTAGCCATAGCCCCACGGTCACCAGCCTGGTAATCGTCGGGTATCTCCCGGGCCGCCTGGTAGGCATCCTCCAAACCCATAGCCGTGCCAAGCCCGGGTGAGTATGTCGCCGCGTTTACCGCGTGCCGGGCCATGTTTGGGTTACCCGTCTTGTCAAAGACATAATCAAAAATAGATCCGCTCATGCGGTTTAGTGTGTTCCGGGTGTCCATTGCGCTTTGCAGATCTTCCGCGCTGTACACGTAGTCTCCGGCGTTGTGGTAAGCCCTCCCGGTGTAAGGGTCCATTGTCACGCCGCCGTATTGCGTTTTAAACGCCTCGCCAGCATCTGTGCCGATGGTAGCGTCAAAGTTTTCGCGAATGTTGCGCTCGTTTTGCGCAGCCTTCAATCCTGACACTTTATTTCGTATACGCTCTTCCGGGCTCATCGGTTAGCCTCCAGGTATTGCATCAATTCATTTTGCATCGGGGCGGCCTGCGCTTGGTTGTTGCCGACTACGCCCATGACGCCTAGGGGGGCGGCGACAGGAGCTGCCAGCAACCCTTTGTTCATAATAAAATCGAATAGCACTTGCTCGCGGGTCTGACCCCGGTTGGCTGCTTGTATGTCGGCCCGGTCACGTATCGCGCCCATAAAGGTGGTTTGACTGGTAGGATCAACGCCTGTTTTACGCGCCGCACCCATCCAGAGCGCCGCCTGGACTTGCGGACCCGTCAAGCCAAGCTCGTTGCCCAGCTCAAACATAAAGTCTTCCATTGCGCCGTATTCGGCGTCCCTCGGCATTTGCGCCCACACACCTGGATTGTCTGAAATAGCTTCGATAGGCACGACGCCATCATTGACGGCGGCTTTAGGATTAAATGATGGGTCACCCATTTTGTTTGTAGTAAAATATTTTTTTGACTTGGGGTAGGCCGCCATAATTTTATCTGCAAACTCTTGCCCAACCTCAGTCCCGCCAGTCGCCAGCCAGTCTGGGTCCATCGACGCCATTGCAAAATATCGCGTGAAATGTAAATCGGCGGCTATATTTTTTTCTGACCCCTTCAATGATTGACCAAAACCTTTTGGCTTTGGGTTTACTACCATTGACGATTTTGTAGCCGCGACGCCAGGCTCGGCTGACGCGTCAAACAATCCTTGCTGTTGCCTTGCAACAACCAATTCTTGCAACCCGGCGGTCTTATGGCCGTAACCTGGCTGTCTGTTTTTCGCTAATGCTCTGCCTTGATCTAATTTTTGTACGTTTTGCAACTGCGTTAAATATTCTGGGTCAGTGTATAATCTATTACGCACGGCAGAAGCGTTGCCGATGTTGGCTGGCACCTTAGACCCAGGAGACGTCGCGCCAACCAAGTCAATGTACTCAGCCCACTGGCGGTTTCCTTCTTCCGGGCCGTGGCCCATGATAAACCAGTCGCGCAGCTCCTCTGTGTTATACCAGTCTTCGCCAACCTCTAAGCCAGCCTCAATCGTTTCAAGCATATCTTTACGCATTGGGTTGTCGGGGTTGCGCAGCGCAGCCAACGATTTCTGCAACCGCTCTGGCAGTTTCGCTGGGTTGTACCGCATAAAGGTAAAGTCGGTGCGATTAGGCGCAACGCCGCGATACCTGGGGTCTGACCCGGGCGGCTTTCTCAGCATATCCAGCAACCCAACGGCGCTGTCTAACGTATCACCTAACTTGCCCATCTACCTCTTTATGCTCCGTTTGCCTGAGCACCCCCAGGCCTTGCGCCGAACTTTTACTTTCGCCGTGCGCTTTTGACCGACAGTCCTGGCGCAGTAGGCGTTGCCTCGCTTTGTGCCAGGTGCAGACACGCGTCGATGCGTTTTGCCCTTGCTGTCCTTGTAGGTCGTCCCGTCGGCAAATTTTTTGCTGGCTGGCACCTTTTTGCGCTTGGCTGGCATTAGGCTTTCCTACTTTTTGCAGCTTTCGCCTTTTTCCACAAATCGGCATCTGCCTTCCGTGCGCCGCCCTTGCCGCTAATAAAACTGTTTACTCTGCCCATACTCCACGCTGCCATTGGCACATTGCGCGACCCAGAACTTAAATACGCAGCATCGCCACGCTTTTTGACTTGCCTCAATATGCCAATTGGAATACCGCTTTTTTTAGCTTTGTTAGCTAACGCGCTTCCGCTTTTTGACTTTGGTTTTGTTTTGGCTGGCACGACTTTTACTCACCTTCTTAACATCAATAGGCAAACCTAACTTATACCTACGCTTGGTTTCCAATATCTCGCGTTCCTTTGCGGCAGGGTTGCGAGCATTAGACAAATACTTCTTAGGCACCCCACGTTTTGTTTTGGCTACCTTTTTAAACTTTGCCACTACTTTTTCTTTCCACCCTTTTTCTTGCCGCCTTTTTTCATACCGCCTTTATGTCCATAACCTGGCATGAGCGTTCTCCTTTATTGCATTAAAAATTGGAATATACCCGGGTTGTTGCGCGGCATTGCGCGTCGTCGCAACATATCCATCTCGCCCTGTGAAATACTGCCCATGCCCGGCGATGGTGCCATGCCCATTCTACGCCGCCTAATTTCCATCAGCATTTCCTCTTGCGTCAGGGGTCGGCCCATCGGGACGGGCTCCATACCAGTGTCGCGTTTCATGGGGGTTGGCATTGGCACGGGCTGCATGCCATCATTACGCTGCATTGGTTGCGGCATGGGCACTGGGGTCAGCATAGAGCCCAGCATACCCTCGACGTCCATGCCTTGCGCCTCTAACGCATTTATAATTTGCATAAGTCTATTTATGTCGGCCATAGAGCCCTCCGCTAAAATGTTGCCCTCACTTTAGCACAGAGGTCTGTAAGCCCCAAAAAATCACGCAATGCCTTGCAAGTTGCGCCGCAATTCGCCACGCCAAACTTTAAACGACCCGGACTGCGCCGTGATCGCGTCGGATGCCATTGTCAAACACAAGGCGTCGGCCAGGTCAGGCGAACCTAACCCGCGCTTGCGCATTTCGTCCTTGCTCTCAGCTTTCATCTTGCCAGAGCTGGTGAAGCTGTACCGTATCGACGTCAGCTCGGCTAACAATTGGTCGTCCTTCGGTAGCTTGCACGATCTGTCCTCCAGCCAACCCTTGCATTTAAACCACAACTCAGACCGCAAGTTCATGTACGTGTCGCCCATGCTGGGGCTCTCCGCCACGTTTACACCCCGCACGGGCAAGCCAAGCTCTAACAATCGATCTACAATGCCAGCCCCCAGGCCGATGCTGTCCACCAGTATTTCGTCTGGTTGCTTGGACGGTTGCAACGCCTCATATTCTGCTACGACGCGCCCAGTAGTTTGCATTAGATCTAACCCGCGCCAGGCACGCAGCTCAGTCACTATCGGACCCTTACGCTTGCACAACGCCGTCGCATCACTGCCAAACCGACTGACGTCCAAGCCCCACACCTCGGTCGTCTCGTCAGACACCTCTATCGATCTGTTCTGCGCCGCCTCGACTAAATGATACGGGATTATCGTGTCGTCGTCGGTCAGCGGGAAGTCGCCCAAAACGCGCACCCTAAAGGCGGAGCTGGCTTCCCCGTACCGCATGCGCATCTCATTGACGAACTCGTCGCTGACCAACGGGCTG